TATGGCGCTTTCCATCTGCTCTTGGATGCTGAGCAAGCTGGTCCTGACAGGCGCGGTGATGAAGTCATTTGTCAGAACTGACGTGATCTCATCAAGCGCCGCTTGTATTTTTTCTACGGTTGTCATAATGCATTTCTCTTAGGTCATAACATTATAGCCACAACCTAGCAAATTTACGAAAGCCCTTGAAATTTTCTGTTTAATATTTTGCGCACCTTGGAATAGTGAAAATCTTGATAGCCTTCGTGCGTTGATGCAACCTGCTTAGCAATACGCTTTGCGCCTAAACCTCGTTTGGCACAGGCGTGTATCGTTTTCAATACTTCTTGCTCTCTTGGCACCTCAACCAACTTCATTCTGCGCTTGAGTCGGTTGCCCGACTTTACCTTTTCTTCAAGTCCTTCGAAACCAAACGGCACCGCGCCACCAATTGCATACCCTTTTTCTGCCCAGGCAATCTTGCCCTCTTTAAACTTATCCACCGTGGACCCGTGTTCAATCTCAGCGACCGCGCTAAGGACCATCAGCATGATCTTGTTGACCATCTCATTCATGTCGAATTTAGAGCGCAGCCCGCATTCGTCTTTGGGTTTGGGATAAACCACTGGCACGTCACCAAACTGTTCACATAAATACAAAGTGATGCCAGTGTCTTCCAGGACCGGAATCGTTTTTAACATATCCGCAGCTGACCTGGAGAGTCGATCAATTCTTGTAGCTACTATCACGTCGTGGCGATCAATCACGTCGGTCATGGCCTTGCAGCGATTACGCTCAAGTATTGGCACGGTTCCAGATACGCCGTCGTCAATAAACCACTCGTCAACTTCGCGGTTATATTTTTCTTTAATAAAATTAACAATCAGCTCTTTCTGTGTTTCCAGGCTGATCCCATTTTGCGCTTGCTCCTGGGTGGACACACGACAATATCCATAGACGTTGTTTATTTGTTTAATTGGTCCGTTCATTTGTCTGCCTCCGATAAAGATTCATAGCACTGCACAATCATCTGTTTAATGATTACGCCCGTGCCTACGCCGTAACATTTTTTCAAAGCTATTAATTTCTTTTTAGTATCTGCATCAATCCTAAACTGAACGTCAGCTGTGTTTGGTTTACTAATATTAAATTCAAGTTTCATGCTTGTACTCCTGGTTTGCGGTCACGGCACTTAAAGCCGTAACGGGTTATTTCGTCGTAGATCCTTTTCCAATCTACCGTTAATGACAGCCGGCCTTGTTGGTAGTCTCCCACCAGCAGCTGGTCGTCTTTCAAAAGCTGCACCGCTTGGTAGTTTCGGTGCGGGCCGGTAAACTTAATTTCGATGCCGTGCTTCATACAAGCCCTGCGCACTCGATTATAAAAAACTTTGTTTTCTGCTACATTCATTCGTCCATCTCCAATTCTAGCTGCCTTTTGGGAATATGTAGCTCTTTGCCCCACTGCTCAACCATGGCATCAGCTATGCCTTGATAAGTCTCTGATCTAATTTTCCAACGATCCGCACTGGGGCCGAGCTTGTTCTGACCGCTGGGCGTTTGATTATCCCAGTAACCACGCTCAGGCTTTTCCATGATCTTGGTAGGCTTCAAAGGCGGTAAGTTATGAAGCCACAACCCCGTCTTCTTGGACTCAGGGTGTCCGTGCTCATAGGGCTGAATGTACTGGGTGGGCTTTATAGGCAGTACGCCTACGGGGTTCTCAAATGCCACCCGTGAAGCGTGTAGCTTGGCGTGGGCAAACAGTGCCATCGTCCACTCTATGGCCTCATGGCGCATGGCGTTTTTAGCCTTGCCAGTTCCGTAGTGGGCATTGCCTGAGACTGCAAGGGCCGTACAGGGTGGGTGCATCATAATGATGTCCCAGCCTTGGGCTATAACGGGCCAGCAATCACCCTCATGGTGATAAAGGGAGCCGTCATCAGAAGGAAGAATATCACATGACCAAGCATCATGGCCAAAGGCGCGAAAAGCCTCCCTGACTTTTCCGCTAGTTTCGCAAGCTACTAATACCTTTAATTCTTTGTTTTCTGCTACATTCATTCGTCCATTATACTTATCGTGTCGTTAATTGCAACTCTTTATACTATGTTGCACAAATTAAATTGCTCGTGTTAAGACGTTATGATTGTTTTTTTAGGTGGCGAGCTGATTCACCACGAGGAACATTTAGCGCGCTCTAGGTAAGCCGCCAATACCTACGGCGTTAACTCACCGCCGTAAGCGAATATATCGATGTTGTCTACGGGACCACCGTCAGCAAATTTCTGCAAGTTAGACGGCATTCCTTCTTCATCCTGATAGAAAGGACTCATGCCGTCAGATATGCGTTTTCTTGCATGCGCTCTGGCTTTATCAATGATTCTTCCGGTAATAGGGTTACTCATATCCCACCCTTTCCCCGGCTCCATGTACTGCATGTATTCTATTTCTTCCTGAGACAGCGTAGGAACCATGGTGGGAATTGAAACACTTGTGTCACCAACATTCATGTCAGTAGAAAACTCAGTCATAGTGCCACCAGTGACCAGATTTTTAATTGGGCCTATAAATCCTCTGGCAGATTTTATGCTGCCATCAAGGCGATACATGCCTTGGTCAGCATTACCTTTTTCAAATATATCGATGTTGTCTACAGAACCGTCTTTTACTCCTTCCAGAACGCCGCCGGCGGCGTAGTTTGTGCCTTGGGTTTCTTTAATTGACAGCGCGTCTGCAATCTCAACTAAGCCACCGGCTGACGCTTCTTCCGGCGTTATCAATGAACCACTGATCAGTGTAAATGCTAGGGCGCCTGGTGCGAGTCCGGTAAGAGAGTTAATGTCTACACCCCGGTCCTCCATTCGCCGTAAAATCTTCTCGGTAATTGTGCCGGCATAGGGTTTCATCTGTAGCGCCCTTCTTTCTCTAGAAGTAGGATTAGCAGCGTCTACAACATTTTTCTGGGCTTTACCAAACTGAGCGCCTGGAAGCATCTCAAATATAGTTGCCTGACCGGCGCCTGGTAATGACCCTATGCCCTCACCAGGCACTGCAAAAGGATATGACGGGTGGGTCGATGGCGTTATTTTCTGATTCGCCGCAATGCGGCCAACATTCTGAATGCCAGCATCTCTAGCCATAACTTGAAGAGGATCAGTGTTTATAAGTCTGGCCGCCCCTATGGATAGTCCACCTTGATTTCTGAATCCGACATCCATCATGTTCATTAATTCCTTTCGCACACTGTCGGGTGTGTTTCTCCATATCTCAACCGAAGAAGCATCGTCAACGCCTTTCCAACCTTTTATTTGTAAGCCAGCCCCAACGCGCTTACCTTCAACCATAACTCCTTTGGTCTTGTACGCCCTGATAGCCTTATCTAGAGCTTTCTTTGTGGCTTTATTCATATTAGACGCAGCGAAACCAAGCATGAGCTCACCAGTAGTAGTAGAGAAATCACCACCTGTTGGGGCCATACGCCAAGGTATGAACAAAGGATCTTTGCCTGACTTCGTTTTTGCCGTTTTAGCCAACTCTAATATTTTTTTAGATGGCGATTGTGCAGAAGCCCATACCTGATTTGGATTCTCAAACATAAAGCCCTGACCGCCACGAAGATCTACTGCGCGGTACAAAGGAACATCATCAATACCGAGAACAACCCCGCCAGCCCTAGTGCGATCCGCCATTGATGTTACAAAGTCCTCACCCTCAAGGTCTGATAATCTCAGCGCATCAGGGTTATTTGCGCTTGATCTAGTGGCAATATCGTAATTTAGGTTATTAAGGTGATCAATCTCACGCACTCTAGGGTCAAATCTAGCGTCATACTCTCGGATTAAGGTAGGCACCCCTTTATTTCCGCCTCTCGATAAGGCACCTATACCACTCTTAATCAGCTTGCCCGCAGCGCCAGCAGCTTTTAAACCAGTGCCTATCGTTGGTCCCGTCACGGCGCCGATAAGCGGCAATGCATACATGGCATCTCCAGCGACCCCTAAACCTTGCATCGAGGCATCAAAATAACCTCCAAAGCCTCCGCGTTCTATATTTTCAAGCAGAGTTCGGGAATTTTCGCCGGAGTAAGACTCTGAAAGCGGCTGGTCTTTATCAGGCATAGATGGCCAACCTTTCTTAGCGTCGTAGATGCCCATACCTGGCGCCAACATGCCGCCAAAGTTTGCTAGTTGACCAGCAGACGGAGCGTATTCTTCTATGGCCGCACGTTGTGCTTCAGCCATCATCATATCGCGCTCTATTTTGCGCTGCATTTGCTCAGCAAAGAAATCTTTTATCCCTTGCAGGTAACCACCGTCTTCAATGCCAGATACGCTGCCACCCATGTTGTAACCGAAGATGTCATCATCAGCAGCTGGGCCGACTAGATCATTGTATTCTTTATCTATGTTTGTTCTGGGAGTTATGACGACTTCTTCATCCCATTTGCCCGTCAACCCTATTGACCTGTTGTATTCCCTTTGTGGCGTGCTCGGTAAATCGTGGGTAGAAATTCTGAGCCTCTCTCCGCCCTTTTCAATATAATAACTAGAGACAATCCCTTGTCGGTTCTTACTTACATGGTCCACAGACCACCCTTCGTTCTTAAATTTTCTTGTTAAGCCTTTTAGATTTGCCTGTACCAGCGATTTATCAAGGAAGCGATCCCCTGGCCTTCCATGGGAATGCATTATATCCCGTGTGATTGCTTCTATATCCGGCTTGTACCAGTATTGGCTATTGGGATTATCTTCAATCACGCGCTCTAGGATTTTATTAGCCTCCTTTTTTTCAGAAAATTTATTTAGCTTTCGATTTAAAATTTCCTCAGAGCTCAAGCGATTAGGCGCTGGACTGTTTGACCGCCTTAATTCTCTTTTTTCTTTTATTTCAGCCCTAAGTTTCTTTGCTGGATGATCACTAGATTTGTTTCTTAATCGTTTACTTGGAACCTGAGAGGCTAAATAATCCTCAAGTCCATACTGCTTCCTGTCGGTAGCTTTACTTAATGACTCTTGCAACTTCCCTACGCCTTCGTCTATTTCGCTAATAACATTAACATTGGTAGGTTTAAAATCTGTCTTTAGAGTAAGGTGAACTTCGTTCTCGAATATGTCATCTAACTGCAGTTTGTTTATTGGTACTTTTACTTCCACAACCTCAGAACCGTAGCCGCTAATTTCTCCATCGGGTTTTGTTGAAAAGAAAAGCCTATCTTCTTTTCCGGTCATTACACCTGTTTCTTTAATTTTGCTGGCAGCTGCTGGTGTTGTTCTGTGGTAAAGAGTCACATTGCCCATGTCATCGATTTGCACCCCGCCACTCAGATTAATTTCTTCCAAAATATCTAGTGCGTCGGCATCTAGTCTCGGTAACGCCTGTTTGGTTCGGTCGAGTGCACCTATACCACTCTTGGTTTTCGACGCTTTGGCAGCTAATTGGATTGCCCGTGGCGTTTTTAAAATCGAACCAACGGAGCCGCCGAGAAGCGGACCCCCTAGGTAGGCCGCATCACCCAAAACACCCAGTCCCTGCATTAGAGCTGTGCCATAATTTCCCTCGGCGTAATTTTCGGGAAGCGAGAGGCCGGGGTCTTCAGAGAATATGTCCACAAAACCAGCGTCACGGTCCACCATCCCAGGAAACCCGAAGCCAGCATCAATTGACCCGGCACCAGGCGCGAAATTCGCTGCAAAATTGGCCACCTGCGGACCAGTGGGAAGAGTAATTGGCTCACGCTCCAACTTAGGATCACGCATCATATCGCTGACGCTGCCACCCATGTTGTAACCGAAAATATCAATGTCATCTATCATTTCAACATCATCTCAACCATAAGCTTCGCCGGAACGCGAACCATCATAAGCCAGAACCTCGATATCGCCTACTGGGTTTCTCGGCGTCGGGTACTCCGTTTCGGTGAAAAACCTGCTTACAAACGGCACACGCGTAATAAATTTTTATCCACTGACCTTGTTTAAGCTTACCTTGGCATTTGGGGCAAATCATATCCCGCACCCCATCGTTAATTATCCAAGCCCTTGGCCTGGGCTGTCTTTACAACAATACTCACCCCAATTGCGCCTCAATACCTCAAACCACTGGTCCAAAGAAATTACACAATTAAAATAGGGGTCTACCTCCCATTCGGTATTTATAGCGTACATCGGCAGACAAACTTGTATGGGTTTTCGGTTGTACCGAAAAATCAAAACTGGAATTTTTTTTCCAGCAGATTCAATTGTCTGCTTTAACCATTCCGGTTTGTAGGCCCAGCCCTCTTTGTAATGTTTGCACTCGACCGCGTGAAATGGGATATCAATGTCGGTGAGATCCGCAATCTGATATTGGTCCAGGTTGCGTTTACAGCTGTAAGGAATCCCTTCCGCCTCAAAGAAGTTATTGATCTCTTTTACGATGGCCCTTTCAAACGTAGCGCCTTTTGTGCGACTCAATGCTGACATAGGAACCAAGCATACCATCTAACCGGCGCGTAAGTAGGTGTGGGAATTACGGTACAGAATTTTGGGTATTCTGTGCGGTGAACCCTATTACAATGCTCCGGGCCCATGGCGCCAGCCATATATGGGGTGTCGGGTCAAAAATGCGCAATTTAATTGCCTAAAAAACCAACCTCCAGGGACCCCTATGCTCTAGCCCTTGCTGCACAAGGGTTTCAGGGGCATCAAGGGCGGGAGGGTACAGTGTATAGCCGCACAAGATATTTTCCAGTGACCTGTCTGCACAGTCCAGTCCCTGGCCCATGCATTGTTGTACCTTGGTGTGACAGCAGAAAGTCTTTGTGAATCAATGACTTACAGAAATTTCTTGATTTTTAGGGATTTTCTGGACTTTAGCCGTGCGGCGAGCCTAGAACGCGGTTAACTTCCTTAAAAGTCCTTCGCTGATTTGTCCGAGCTCTCTGCTCCCAAAAGCTTAGACAGTCGCTCCTTGATGTCTTCCTTGGTCATAGTCTCAAGGTTAGCGTTGATGTTAATGTTCTGGGATCTATTAACCGATAGGCCAGCGAGCTGGTTCAGCTCTTTGATTGCTGAGACAGCGGCATTGAAGTGCCCGTTAGCAAACGCAGTCTCTGTTATCTTCCACAGCATAGTGCCGGTCTTCTGCGGAGTGATCGCATACTTCTCTGCCAGTTCATCTTGGCGAATGCGAACCGCTTTGGTAACGCCGGGAAAGTTCTTGCCGTTGAGCATCTTGCTCGCTGAGTTAGCCGGGAATTCAAATCCAGCCTTGCGAGCTGCTTCAGTCTGGCCGCACGCGCCCTCGGTATAATGCCAAACAAAGCCAGCTTGCATTGCAGTTAGTCCGTGCTCGTCATCCTTCTCAAAGGTATCGGGAACTGATGCCAGTGTTGGCTTTTCTTTTTTAGGTCTTCCCGCCATCTTATTTGGCGCTCTTTTTACATTGCTTGAACACTAAGCTCCCCTCTTCTTCGGTTCTTTTGATCATAGCCTGACCTTTCGGCGCAGCTCATTTTATACCATCGCACTAAGTTCTGCTTGCAGCTTTCGTCCTTAACGCATTGAAGCTCGCACATCCATCGAGGGGGGTAGTGTACACCTGCCCAACATAGTATAGGCACTAGGCCTTATAACGGGGGTTTCTGTGCGTTATACTCCTTATATTATATATTCTTATATATAGAAGCTATACACTACCTATAGCAATAACCCCAGTAAACATAAGGCTTTAAGCACAGGTTACAGCCAAGTGTTAGGTAACCTTGAATCCCCCCATCACCATACAAATGTATGCTCTTGGTTTTATAGCCGGGGCTGGCACAAACCATTTCACCCTCAATACAGTGTCTCAATCAGCGCTTATCCACAGTCATCAAACTGTTAGCCAGCAGCCCGAAGCTTATCCACAGCACAATCGGCACGATGGCTATAAGGCCTGCGACTAGGCTTACCGCCATCGCCAGGTAGCCTGTGACCCTCATAACCAAATCAATCATCCCAGTCCTTGTATGCTTTAGGGCTGGCCTGCAACTCTTGTTCTGGAGTGTCGTAATCCAAGTCGTATAGTTTCTTGCCATTTGATCTTCTTGGTTCAATGCCATTGTGTGCAAGCACACGGCTCGCATCTTTAAAATCAGGCATTCTTGGATTAGCGATCCCTAAGTCACGCAGTAGTTTAGTCATCTGCACGGGCTGGGTGGTCTTACTATCAAACCTAACGTGCTCCAGTATTAGATCCTCGACGCTTGACTGTGTGCGGTAGATCTCATTTGATTCGTTCAACATCTCACGTTCATCTGGTGTAAGGAACCAGTTTTTCTGCCCCGGCACATACAGCGTTTCTTTCACCTCAGCCCACAGCTGCTGCATATCGATGCCGTGGTTAAAGTTGATCCGCTTCACGGGTATCACCCAGAATCTTCGATTGCCTGACGTATCGGTTAAGAATTCCCTGGCGTTAACGCTGGCGTAGAATGCGGTACGTCTTTGATAGGTGGTGCTTGCTCGGTCGTAAGGTAGGCGCAGTTCATCACTTTTACTGGTAATGAAGGCCTTCAATTGATCTATGTCGGCCTTCTTGAAGGTAGACTCAATCTCACCCAGCTCTACGATCCAGTGGCTAACGGCACGCTTTACGCTGTCCTTATCGGTTGGGTTGAGCATAGCGCCCTCTAGCAACCAGCCCTCTTCGTAGTTGGCAAGCCGCTTAAACCACAGCGTCTTACCTAATCCTTGAGCGCCTTGGAAGACCAAGATGCCTTCAAGCTCCACACCATTCTCTTCACAAGCTGCCGCACAACAGCTTATCAGCCACTTCTTCATTAGCATCTCTTTAAGCTTTTCGTTTTCTGGACTGCCTATCGTGTCCAAGAAGTCTTGCAGCCGACTCTTGCCGTCCCACTTCCTCGACTCCATCCACTGCTTAACAGGATTCCATTCGGTCGCTAACACCTTCAGGTAATCTCTCACCCGCGTATGCGGGATGCCCATATTAATGGCGCGGTCCTCGATCTCGATCAGCGCTGCCTCTTCCTTCATGTCAGCAATAAACTTGGTGTTGGGTACGTCGATCTCCATGCGCTTTTTGATGACGTTGTACACCACCTGGATGCCATTGACGGTGAGCACGCCCTGCACATTGTCTTTGGTGTTGAGGTATCTGCCGGTGCTGCCACGCGCAAAATCAAAGTCCACGGGCACATCTATGTTTCTGAGGGTTGGGCTGATGACCTCGCCCTCTAATGCTTTGACCTGGTTTTTATGATCGTTGTAATCACCCTTAGACTCAGGCATGAATACATCCGCCTGACCATTTAACTTACGGATTGCTTGGCACGCTTTGACAGCTTCCTTCTCGCCTGTATTTGAGTCTGGATCATTGTCTGCAATAAAGACGAACTTACGGTCGTTTAAAAATTCAAAGACAACCCCGGCAACTGGTGTAAGGTTGTATGCATCAAATGCCACTATCACTGGCTGACTGAAGTC